TTCTTTCTTTTCCCAAGCCTTCTTACATTTTTCTTCCTGATCAATGATGTATCTTTTTGTAACATTAGGACACCCCCAAGGAAAATTACTATCACATTCAGGCTCAATAGGGTCTAATCTATCCAATCTATCTAAAACAGCTATATCTTGTTTGGTAAACTGCCCTGTTATTTGATTTTCTTTTATCCACTCGTACTTTGTTTTATTTATTCTACTCATGAATTCCCCAGTTTTTCTAATGCAGATTGCTCTACTTCTATTAAATGTGCTATTAGTTCTTTATAATCTTTTTTAATTTTCATATACACTCCTTTTTTTAATCCCATGATAGCCGACCTTGAAAAGTCCGACCACACGAATATACCATTATGACAATGTAAACACTTATCTACACTATCCTGAAAAACCACCTGTCCTGTTCCATTACAGAAAAAGCAAGTAGTATCGGTAAATAATTCTATAATTCCTGTTTGTGCTATCCTTTTAACAAGATTTTTATCCTCGATTTGAATGTAAGACTCAGCATATTTAATTAATTCGTGTGTTGCTGATTCATCTTCTAAATACTTCCCCATTAAAATATTAAGCTCGGTTTTAACAAGATCAGCATAGGATAGTATAGTAGATACTTCTTGTGGTGTTATGGAGTCATGCGACTTACCACTCCCAATGCTGCCCATGTCTAATGACTTTGGTAGTAAAATGGTAAGTAAATCTAATTTCATTATTTTCTCCAAATACGATATTGTAATGGCTTACCAGTTTCTTTTATTGATCTATAAGATACAGGTATTTTTTCTTCCCAAGCCTTGTGTCTAACTGCATCGACTACTTTGTAGTCATCGGTTAAGAAACTTTGGCCCGACTTCATATTATATAATACATCATAATATTTAGTATATTTTTCCATTCTTCCCGCATTACCTATTCGCATATTATCTTCTACTTCTATCATATTCTCCTCCATTGTATAAATTTATTAAATGCTATATCTTTTTCTGTGTTTGGCAATATCGTTACTTTTTGTAAATGTTTATGCAAACTTTTAACTGGGCTAGGTGTTTCTATTTTACCACTACCTAAAACCACTTCTGATGCTTGTTTTAAATTACTAACAACGTGGTAATATGGGTTAAATTTTTTAGTTAATATATCCATTTCTAATGTGTATTGGTTTTCTTTATCAGTAATTAATTTTAAAACTTTAATTTTTCTTTTATGACAACAAATCAAATCTACTGAATGTATGTATTCATTAGTTCTTATAATCTCAACTTCGTGTTCTTTAAAATATTTTATAATTTTATTTAATCTTCTTTTCCATTCTGCCCTGTAATCCCAAGTCATATCCTCTCCTTTATGTATTCTAGTAGTTCTTCTTGACTACCATATTTTTCTTCCCAAACCCTGTTTCCTAAATAATGAATGCCTTGTGATCCCTGATGATGTTCATGGCACAAAGGCAAGGCATGGGTAAGAGAATTACTTTTCCTACCCATACCTGCCCCAGTAATATGATGTATACAAGGGGTGGAATATACGCCATATTCTCTTTTACAAACCACGCAGCCAAACTCAATTAATTTTTTATAATGTTCTCTAGTTTCTTTGTTTGGTTTTTTTGCCACTAACCTAGTTCTCCAGTAAGTTTCATTTCACCTCTAATATTAGCTGACTTAGTTCTAAATAAATTACAAGACTCTTGTATAGTATTTATTTCGTGTCTTAATTTGAGATACTTTCTTTTCTCGGCCCTAACTAAATCGATGTATTTAACTACATCTTTATGCACTTCTGCCATAGCTTCTCTATCTTTAACAGTTAAACCTTGATCCTTAGTTTCTAGAAACACAGTAGCTTTAGTAACTTTCATCATTGATTCATAGTATTGATAGTTAGATTCAGCATCTGCTAACTCTCCCGCTTTCTCTCTCCAATTTATAAGAGCCTTTTCAAGCTCAATATCTCCTAGTCTTATCATTTTTTAACTCCGATTAATTTAGTTTTTAATTTATTAGGAAGTTCGGCAAAAGTTTCCTGAGATTCTTCGGCCATGTAAAGCTCCACGAATAAATCCTCTTTTTTATTTGTTACATATTCAGGAAGTTTGTGCATTTCTCTCCCGCCCATTTGTTTATATATTTTTATTGCTCTCTCATCTTTGACCTCTTTATGTTTAAAAAAATCGTTGAATGTTGATCTTATAGAAACCTCAGTATTTTTCAATGACTTGGTTATATGACAGACTTGCGGTTTCCACTCACCATCTTTGCTCTCGCAATGTAATACAAAAGCGGCCATACAATCATCTAATGAAAATTTCTGAAGACTTAGCCAAAACATACCTTTTTGCACATCATTTAATGGTTGTTGTCTTGGGTATTGTTTTTCTATAACATCAATAAAAGCGCTAAATTCTTTATTATCCATATCATTCATAGTTAGTTAATTAACATAATCTTAACAGAAAATAAACCCGAATAAAAGGTTGTACAAAAATGAATATATGATATCATCTCTATAATTAACTAAATATTTGAGGAAATATTATGAATAAACTTAAAATAGCAATGAACGAGTTCCAAAAACTTGCTGTTCATGCAACAAAAGGTGGTACTAATCCGCATTTTAAATCAACTTATTCATCTTTAGAAGATGTAATAGCTGCGCTAGAACCCGCTGCTCAACTAGGTCTTGTATATACACAAAGTATTGGATTTAGTGAAAGTCATACATGGGTTAAAACAACTATTAGTCATATTGAAGATGAAGCAACTATAGAGTCTACTGTTCCAGTAATTGTTAGAGATACTAACTCCGCACAAGCACTTGGAGCAGGTATAACTTATGCTAAACGCTATGGTTTACAGTCTTTGTTTGCATTGCCTTCTTATGATGATGATGGGAATGCTGCTGAAAAGAGCGCAGAAACAAAGATAACTGATCCAAGTGTTAAAAACATTGATTCAGCTAAAGATAAATCTAAAGCTGTTACAAATGAAATAAAAAAAGGAGGTCTTAAAGATGGCAAAACCAATGAGCAAAACCTTGCCAAAGCGTTACAATCTGAGAAGTAGTCTGTTTAAAGACTATGCTTTTGGATTAAAATACAAATCTGCGGGCCAATTTTATATGTCGCCCACAGAAAGAGCAAGAAGACTACAGCATGATCTTAACAATACTGAACCAGTTATATCTGATAGAGCCTTACCTTATATTGAGTACGGCCACAAGCATGAAATGAGCGGTATTGCTAAACATATCTTGGTAAATCAAGAAATGTGTAAAGACTATGGAGATAATCAGCAGAATTATGTAATTCAGGACTGGTTAAATCTTAGAGAAGATGTTGTGGTAGATATATCAACAACTCCCGATGGTTTATCAATGGATGATAGCCGAATTATTGAGGTAAAATGCAGTAAAATGGGCCAAGGATTGTATCCTGAGTTCCCAAAACAATATTTACCACAGATAGCGGGCCAAATGATGATACTTAATATGCTAAATATACCTGTAAAACAAGTAGATTTAGTTAATTGGAATCCTACAGAATCTAAAATATGGACATTCGAGAGAAGTGCGGATTACGAGCAGTATCTGATTGACAACTTAGAACACTATTCTTTGGCGTTGTTAGGCAAGCATGAACTTGGCAAACCAACACAATATAGTGGTAAATTAAACATTAACTTAGTATATGGAGCTTAAAATGACAGTAAAAACTGAATATTTAACAGTATGGGTTAGCAATGATATAAAAGATGAGCCTGAAACAGCTGCTTTTCTTGATATGATTGCTAGAAAAACAGAAGAAAATGGCAAAAACGTTCCTATCTTCAGTAATAAAGAAGTAGAAGATAGTAATAAACAAAACAAAAACCCAAAGACATACGATGCAGCTATCTTTGTAAATAAATCTCGAAAAGGCACTGTGTATGGCAATATACAGCTTAAATCTGAGCCACCTGTGAGCAAAGATCAAAGCGTACTTGCAAAAGAGCCTGTAAGAGAGCCTGTAACAAATACTAATGAAACCGATGATGGTATTCCTTGGTAGTTATGGGGAAAGGAAGCAGACAAAGGCCTAGTCAAGTTTCTGATGAAAAACTCAGAAACAACTGGGATGCTATCTTCACAGGAGTTAGCGTAGAAAATGCATGGCAAAAGTATATTGCAGAACTTGCGGTTAAAGAGCCTAACCGAGTCTTCTCTAAAGAAGAACATGATAGTTTTGTAAAAGCATACAAGGAGAAAAATTGTGAGTAAATACGACCCTGAGTATTACAGGAAAAACAAGGAAAAAATTGATGCCAGGAACAAAGCGCAGTATAAAAAGACCGCTGACAAGATACTGGCCGCAGCAAAAGAAAAAAGAAAACTAAGGACCGATGATGAGATAGCAGCTGAAAAAGCATATCGTAAAGAATACTATCTAAAAAACATCGAACACTTAAAAGAAGCTAGTAAATCTAGATACTATGGCACTAAAGAGAAGCTAAAAAGACTAGAGGAGCTAGAAAATAATCTTGAATCAAAAGAAGATTCATAGTATTGTTTACATATCGAAGGATGTAACTGGGCAAACATAATTGTATCATGGTGTTATGTTTGCCTTCCTTCCTTCCATCTTTCCAAAGCTCACCCGCAAATAAAATCTATATTAGAGTTTTCTAATATTAGAATATTAGAATATTAGAATGTACTAATATACTAATATAGATTTACATTAGAATATACTAATATAAAATTAAATTAAATTAATTATTGACTTTAATATAAATATTATTAATATCTATATTAGAGGTAAAG